TTCGGGGCCGGTACGGTTGCCGAACACGATGAACCAACCTGCAACGCTCTGATAAGTCAGGGCATTGCCGAAACAGTACCGGAAGGCACGAAGTCACGCAAGTACCCGCCGGCGGCAAAGGTTGAAACCTTTTGCGTGCCACCATCAGCAACTACAACAGCCAGTACGGAAGTTGTTTCAGTTACATACGCTCCTGAGAAATCAGGCTTTTTCACTAAAAACAAACGCTAAACATGGCCACAGTATTAGCTAAAAACATGAAGCTGTATTCGGGCGCTACGCCAACAGCCTTCACCTGTCAGGTTGACGCATCAATCAGCTTGTCAACCAACACCTTTGAAACGACCTGCAAGGACAGCGCCGCAAACGCTGAATACCTTGCTGGTACTAAATCATGGACTGCATCCGTATCGGGTCTTCTCGATTATGCCGCTACCAATGGTTGGGAAGAAATGTTTACGGCATGGACAAACAGTACCACCGTTGCGCTCGTCTTCCAAACCGGAACCGTCGGCGACAAGAAGTACAGCGGCTCCGCTATCATCACATCCATGAACCTTAATTCATCCGGCAATGATGAAGCGGTTACATGGGATTGTGAGTTCCAGGGAACAGGCGCATTAACCGAAGCAACCATTTCGTAGATATGAACAGGCAGGTTAAAATTGGAGGAAAAAACCGCCCTATTCGCTTCGATATGGCGGCACTATATATCTACGAAGAGCAAACCGGACGGAGCGCACTCAGCGACATGGCAACATTCGCTCAAGGCGCTCCATCTGTTCGGGTAATGGTTGACTTGGTTCACGCCGGACTTGTCAGGGGCGCAACGTACTTCCGGCAGACATTCGACGCTGATAAGTACACGGTTGCAGAATGGTTGACAAGTTCGCAGGAAATACTACCTGAAGTGATGAAGATGTTTGAACAGTCGTTTAACAGCGGCGAAACATCTGAAGAGGAAAAAAACGGAGCAGGCCCGACGGCGGAAGCGTAAAGCGTCCGAGTTGGGCTGAATTGCTAAAGGATGCGGCGCAAATCGGAATGACTGAAGAGGAGTTTTGGGAATCAACACCAGCATTCTTTTCATTCAGACAAAAAGCGCACGCGGAGAAATTCCGCAACGAATGGGAACAGACGCGCTACATTGCCTTTGTGGTGGCAAAAACAGTTGACAGTAAAAACAAGCTGAAACGTCCGTCACAGTTACTTCCGTTCGATTGGGATGCAAAGGATCTCAAAAAACTGGATGAATTTACAGAAGCGGAACGGGCCGAATTCGACAAATTCGATGCAGAGGCCGATGAAATTCTAAAGCGGACAAATCCTGAAATGTACGCAAAACACATGGCAGCCAAAGCGGCGGCACAAAAAACCTAAATATGGCAAAGGCATCAGATTTAAATGTCAGACTTGGTCTGATTTTCGACGAAAAAGCGCTCGGTCAGGCGGAGCGCTCCCTTCGCCGTGCCGGCGACAGGCTTACAAAAGTCGGCAATGAAATGATGACGGGCCTGACATTGCCGCTCGGCCTGTTCGGTGCATCGGCGATTAAAGCGGCGGGTGACTTGGAATCGCTGACTAAAGCATTGCAGACGCAATCAGGCAGCGCACAGGCTGCATCTGAGGAACTTCAGAAGTTAACCGAACTTGCAAGGAATCCAGGACTTGGCATTGAAGAAACCATCAGGGCGTCCGTACGACTTCAGTCGGTTGGTATTGAAGCTGACAAGGCACGCGGTATCATCAAGGAGTTAGGCAACGCAATTGCCGCGTCCGGTAACGGGGCGCAAGAGTTCGACGGAGTTGTTAAGCAGTTTGCCCAGATGATTTCTAAGGGCAGGATATTGCAGGAAGATATTTCTGTCATATCCGAAAGCCTACCAATGATTAGCCAACTGATGCAGAGCGCATTTGGCACGTCATCGGTGGAAATGCTGCGAAAAAACAATGTATCGGTTGAAGAGTTCATCGGAAAGATTACGCAGGCGGCATCAGAATTACCACGTTTTGAATCCGGCATAAAAAACAACATATCGAATGCGCTCGATGAAATGCGCATATCGCTCGGAAAAGTCGGACTTGCTATTGAAAATTCATTCAACGTATCAGGCAATCTATCCGCATTCGCGGAATGGCTAAGCGGATTAGCGGCTACATTCAGTAGCCTCAATCCCGCAGTTCAATCCGCAATACTTTACTTTGGTGCGTTTTTGGTTGCAATCGGCCCGATTGCAAAAACCATCGGAAATATTCAACTTGTTTCGTCTGTACTTACAGGTGTGTGGGCCAAATTACTTCCGAAGGTTCAAGACCTTACGAAGTGGTTAGGACTTCAGCGGGCAGCATTCATTGCATTAACGCCCGCAACACAGGCTTTCGTTGCAATTGGTTTAGCGGTGGCAATTGGTACGATGGCCTACAACATGGGCCTGTTCAATCGCGAATTAACGGCATCGGAAAAGGCGCTTGCAAAGGTTAACGAACTGACGCAGCAAGCGAAGTCAGACACGGCGGGGGAGCGTGCGCAAGTTGAAGCATTGATTGGCATTTTAAAGTCAGAAACAGAAAGCAGAGAAAAAAAGATTGAGGCGCTTGAAAAATTAAAGCAAATTAATCCTGAATACTTCGGGCAGCTTAATATCGAAAAGTTAACCGTTGACAATCTTAACAAAAGTTATGAAGCGTATGTTGATGGTATAATAAAGGCGGCGCGGGCAAAGAAGGCAGAAGGTGAATTAATTAAACTTGATGAGGCGCAACAGCAGGCACTTCAACGAGTGATAGATGCCGAAAAGGCAGTACAAAGACAGGTTGAAAGTCGTTCACAGGCTCAAACATTTGCATCTGCATCAAATCAAATAAACGCAAATCAGGCGTTAATTGACGCAAAAAGTCAACTTGATGCAATTAATAAACAGATTGAGGCGGTAAAGGGGCTGATAAAAGAAAACGTAAAACTTGAAGTATCTACCAAAGCATCATCGGCGGCAACACTAAAAAGCGCTCAGGCGGGTGCGGTATCAGAAGCGGCAACTAAAAAACAGACGAAAGAACAGAAAGCGCTAAATGATGAACTGGAAAAAACGGCGGTAATTGCATCGGGGCCAATAGCGAACTTTGCGCAGATACCAACGCTACCAACACCAACAGGCGTACAAAGTGAAAATAAGCCTCAAGCGCCGGATTTTTCCGGCATACAAAACTCAACAAACGAGTTTTATAAGCAACAGCTTAATCAGCAGGCAAATCAAAAGGAGCGACTAAAAGAACAATGGGCACAATTGGCCGTTGATGCTGTTTATGCGCTCGATCAACTATTTGGGGCATTTGAGGCGCGGCAACTTGCTGCGCTTGAGAAAAGTTATAAGGCGCAACTATTAGCGGCGGGCGACAGCACAACAAAGCGGGCGGCTATTGAAGCGGAATACGAGGCAAAGCGTGAAGAACTGCAAAAGAAGGCGGGCAAACGAAAGAAGGCGTTTGCAATGGCAGAGGCCGCAATGAATACCGCCGTTGCTATCACAAAGACATACAGCGAGTTCGGTTTTCCGATTGGTTTACCGTTGGCAATTGCTCAGGGCGCTTTGGGCGCTGCGCAAATAGCCATGATTGCAGCAACGCCATTTGCACGCGGTACGCAATTTGCGCCAGGCGGCCTATCGCTTGTCGGTGAGCAAGGGCCGGAATTAATGAACGTGCCGCGCGGATCTCAAATACTATCCAATAACCGAACTAACAGGGCACTTGAAGGCATCAATTCACAGGCGAATATTTCAGGCGAGTTCACAGTTCGCGGTACTGACTTGGTGTTAGTACTCGATCGGGCGCAGTCAAAACAAAAAAGAGTGTTCTAAATGGCGTTAAGAATTTACGGAATCGGAAAAGCGCCGGACGGCACGCAATACAATGCGGCAATTTATGACGCTGATTATTCAGGGTCTGATTCATCATTTGACATTGCGCGCAATGGAATACAAATTGAATGGAAGGCATCAGATCAAGAGGATTTGTATAGTCCGATATATGGCAGCGTCTGCACTATTGATATGCTTGTTCCTGTCAGCAACAGCACGTTAACGACATTTATTTCAGACGTTCGCACATCGAAAGAAGGTCGTTTTCATGTAGAGATAACCACACAGGCAGGCGCTAAGATTTGGCGCGGAATATTAACGCCGGATGCGCTTTCGGACGAAACAGACGAAGGGCCGATTTTTACGGCATCACTAACAGCAATCTGTGGACTTGCGGCCCTGAAAACCGTACCTTATTACAATTCAGGGGCGCTTTACACAGGCAGATACACGCTAATTCAGCACATACTAACAGCGCTGGGTAAATTATCGCACGTTCCTGTTTTTTGGGGCGCTGATGATGCATTCCTTGAAACTTCACTTGATTGGTGGTCAGTAGGTATGACGGCTGGCGGCGCCAATGACCCGCTTAACATTGCCTATTGCGATCATTCTGCATTTTATGATTTCAAGACTAAGGGCGGGCCTGACAAGGATGTACTTTCATGCTATGACGTGCTTAGAAACATCTGCACGTCATTCGGCGC